GAAAAAGAAAAAGCATCAGAAAATATCATGTTAAAGGCTAGGTTAGAAGCAAGAGACAGAATTGTACAATTGTATCCTGAATTAGAAGGATTAAATGTTAAAATGAGAACAGATATTCTTCAATTATATATGGAGAATGACGGATTTCCTCTAGTTGGAGGTGAAGAAAATGGCAATGTATAGTATTGAATTAAGAAGATACATAGACAACTTCACAATTTATGAAAGACCGCAACCTCCAATAAGTAAAAGAATTGAAGTTGGTCAACCACATTTGTTTGATTTTGATTATCCTTTCTTTGATGAAAGTAAGAGAAAAGATTTTGAAAAAAAATGGATTAGACGTTTTTATATGACGGAAATTGGTTTTGAAACATTTGAGTTGTTTAAGTTTCATTTAGAAAATTGGATGAATGAAAAAATGCCCTATTACAATCAGAGATTTAAAAGTGAGTTAATTGAATTTGACCCACTTAAAAACACTGAAATGACTAGAAAGAAAGATCATTTAAAAGATGGAACTTCTAATTTAGATTCTAAAGAAGATGGTCAATTTGAAACGCATACAGCAAATGATAATGAATCAAAAGCTAGTTCCACTGGAAACATGATTAGTGATGGTACTGTTAATAATAATGGAACATCAAAAACAGATGAAACGGGAACGAAAAAAGGTAATAACTCTAATACATCTGATGGAACTAATTTTACTAGAGTGCTAGAAGAAGATACACCAGACGGAAGACTTGATATCACAACAGAAGACGGAAAAGGGATTATCCGCTACGCTTCTAAGATTAATGAGAATACTGGTAAAGATCATAATCAAGAAAATATTAGTATTGATGAAAATACTAGTAAAAATGGTACTGGTGAAACAACGGATAAAAGTGTTACACACGATGAAGCGAATTCTAAAACTGATAGTAATTCAGAAAGCCATGATGTTGGTAAGGCTACTGGAACAAATGGAACAATTGGTAATAAAAACGGTAAAACAAATGAGAAGTTTAACGAAAATGAAAATTATGTTGGTAAAATCGGAGTGGAAACATACTCTGAAATGCTAACTAAATATCGTGAAACATTTTTAAGAATTGAAAGTGAAATTTATGATGAGTGTAGAAAAGATTTATTTATGCTCGTTTATTAGGAGGGAAAATATATGACAAGACCAGATTTAAAACCAATTCATGGTATGCCGGGGTTCATGCAAGAGTACTATAGACGTTATCTACCTAGCGCCTTTGACCCTTCTATGAATATATACGAGCAAATGATACAAGTAATCGAACATTTAAATCAGATGAATCTTATTGTTGGTGATATAGCCGAACAATGGAACATTTTATGTAAATGGATTATGAATGAAGGTTTGGATGAAGCTGTTAGAAAGAAATTACAAGAGTGGTTGGATGATGGAACGTTAGAGAAAATTATTAACGAAGAGATTTTTCCACAGTTAGACACAATAACTAAGGATTGGATAAATGTTAAAACACCACCCAAACCGTTAGTGGGTTTAAAGGGTGATGGTAGTGATGAAACGGAAGCTATTACTAACCTTTTAAATGCTTGCGGTGATAGAAATGTATATTTCCCGTTTGGTACTTATACTGTTTCAGATGAGGTTGTTATTACAGCTAGTAATATGAACATTCAATTTAGTAAAGGTTCTTTGGTTACTGTTATTGACAATGCTCCTTTGACAACGAAAGGATTAAAAGCGAGTATTCTAGTGTTCACTGGAAATAATGTTACCATTGACGGTTTAACGGTTCATGGTAATATTCAAAATAATTATGTTAAAGTTGGAGAAGACAAATATTATACGGCCTTTCCGAATATGCCAACAGAAAAATATGTTGGATATACGGGTATTCGTTTAGGTGGTAATAATATGGTTTTAAAGAATTCAAAATTTACATGGCTATCATGGAGCGCAATTCTAGTCGATACAAAACGAGATGACACATTGACTAATAACATTTTAATAGATAATTGTTATTGTGATAAGATTTCAGAAGACCAAATATCGATTCATCGAGTTTCTAATGTTAGTGTTAAAAATTGTTATTTAAAAGACCCATTACATCACGGTATACATATTTACTTTAAAACAAATCATGTTACCGTTGAAAACAATAAATTACATTTAACAAGAGGAAATGCTTTCCAATTCTATCCAAACCAATTAAACACAGAAGCTTGGGGTGGTATTGGTGTTGATCATGCTTCATATCCTGAAAGTGATTGTAAAAATACAATTGTAACAGATAATATATTGACAGGTGAATTCCAGTTCGGTATTGAAGTAATGGGATTTGCCGAAGATGTGCAAATATCGAACAATATTATGAAATTGACTGACCGTGGAGACGGTGTCCGTTTTGCATCTCCCCCTCAAGGTGTTGCGTCTGTTGAATCAAATCATTTTATTGGTTGTCGTCGAGGTTTTTCATTCTTCTGGAATCCTTTAATAAATCCTGTTGGTGAGAGAATATATAAATACACAACTCTTATTGTCAGAGATAATCAATTTAATGGCTCAATTGAAACACATTTATCTATTGGCGAATCACAAAAAGAAACCGATGCTAACCCAGTACCAAAAATGAGAGTTGTTATTCAAGATAATAACTTTAAAAAGGGTTCATCTACAGTTAGTTATTCATTGCATATGGATACAGATAAAACTTGGATTGATTACTATATTACTGGTAATGACTTAGTAGATGGTGCAATTTCCGCTTATGTTGTTCCACCTGGTAAAGACTATTATTGGATGCTTCAATATTGTCACGGTAACATAGGTATGATTTACAATAATGTGAGAACTGATTCAACCAATCCGACACAAAGGTATCCAGTACCAATAAATGCAACTGAATTTGACGTTGTGTTACCCGAAGCGTTAAAACAAAAGGATAGTTCGTATGATGTTCTTGTTGGGTTAATGTTTGACCACGGTGGTGTTTGGATTCCTGCAAAAACAACTACTGGATTCAAAATCAGATGGAAAAACCCTTGTCCGTTTGATAGTACAACACTAGGTTATATGATTGTGCGATGAAAGAGGGACAAAAGTCTGTGGGGGCAAATGGAAAACAAAATTCCATGTTCCCCATGGATGTTATGTATATAACACAAGGTGAATCTGGTGATTTCTCACATAGTAAAGCGAAAGCAATTGATTATATCCATTTAACAAAATCTGGTGTTAGAACAAAAAGAGCGTGGTATTATGCCCCTGCTGATATGACTGTTGTTAATGCAGGGAGTGCAGGGACAATGTGGGCAACAGATAATGAAGTCAATACCCCTTCGGGAACAAAAAGAATGGTATATATGTTTTGGCATGACAATAATCACAGCGCATATCCAGTTGGAACAAAAAGAAAACAAGGTGAAAAGTGTGGTCAAACTGGTACAGCGGGATTTGCAACTGGTGACCACTTACATATAGAAGTTATGAATGGTTCTGTGTTTGATAAATCTAATGCGATACATAACTGGGAAGCTTTCTTTGTAAATGATACTGAGATAGTCGTTAATTTTGGGTATGCATGGGCTACTACGAACGACCAAACAGGTATTGATAATGGTACTTGTCAACCACCTAGTAATAGTGGTAATGGAACATTTGACATTAATGAAAGGGTTAATGCTAAAGTTAGAAGTTATAGATCTCAAATAGAATCTGAATGTAAAGCTCAAGGTGTTGGAATGGATGCTGTTCCAGGATTACTTGCGATTATGATGGTTGAATCAGGTGGTGCAGGTGGTGACCCGATGCAAAGTTCTGAATCGGCCGGATTACCGATGAATGCAATTAAAGACCCAGTAGCAAGTATTAGGCAAGGGGTAAAACACTTTAAAGAATCACTAGATACGACCCTACAATATGGGTGTGATATGTGGACAGCTTTTCAGCAATATAACTACGGTATTGGTTATGCGAAATGGATAAGTAAAAGAGGTAAAATTCATACACTTGAGCTATCAATAGAATATTCTAGAACAGTTGTTGCCCCTAGTTTGGGTAATACGACTGGTATAAAAATTGCTTATAACAGACCGGAAGCGATAGAAATTGGTTACCCGTGGCGCTATTTAAATGGTGGAAACTTTCACTATGCTAGGGTTTTGCAATTATACACAACTGGGGATGGTTCGATAAATAGTTGTGGTGGAGATAACACGGGGCAAGAAGAAGAGAAAAATAAAATGAAACAATATGAAGATTGGCTATTAAACTTTGATAGAGTACGACCTAAGTTTGGTGGAAAATTTAAATAAAAAATAAGAAAAGAATGAAGGTGAATTCGGTGGAGCAATTAGTGCCATTTATTAGCCAGGTTGGTTTTCCTATATTCGTAGCAGTGTTCATGATGACAAAAGTAACAAGCACACTGGATGGGGTCAAGGAAGCAATAACAGATTTAACTGTTGTAATTGAGAAAATGGAGGAGAGGAAATAATGAAAGCTAGAGATATGAGTGTTTCTAAAGTTGGTGTTGATTTAGTTAAACATTTTGAGGGTTGTTATTTAAAAGCTTATCAAGATGTTGTTGGTGTTTGGACAATTGGTTATGGTAACACGCAAAAACAATATGCTTATCGTGGCAATGTTATTAGCCAATCAAAAGCGGAGCAATTACTAGCAAATGATTTAGATTCGCATATGGAAGTTCCAAAAAGAGATTTAACGGGTGATATGAACCAAAACCAGTATGATGCGTTATGTAGCTTTGCTTTCAATTTAGGTAGTCATATTTTTAGAAATAATAGAAATCTATTGGATGCTATTAATTCGGGTAATTGGAATGAAGCATCAAGAATTATGAATTTGTTTGTTAATGCAGGTGGGAAACCGTATGCAGGATTGATTCGTAGACGTAAAGCTGAAACAGAATTGATGTTGAAACCTATGAAAGAACAAGAAAAAAATCAAAGTCAAAGTCAAGAACAAAGCGCATATGATTCTAGTTGGTTTACGAAACAGGATGGTGTTTTTACTACTGATAGAGCGATTAAAGTTCGTAAAGAACCTAGTGTGAATAGTGAACATATTCGAACGCTGTCGGATGGTGGCGAATACACGTATAATTCGTATGGCTATGAAGCTTATGGATATGTTTGGT